TGGGGACGCACCACAACGCGTTGGATGATGCGGTCTCACAGGCGATGCACCTGCGTGGCATCTACAGCGCGCTGGGATTGAAGGCGTAGGCTCTACGCCATTTGACATAAACGTATTGATCAATTTTTTAAGGATCACTAATGAGCAACCTCATTCCTTTCAATAGCGGCGCTGGCGTCCCGGCACACCTCGACTCGCTGTGGGGCGACGACGCGAATATCGCGCAACGCAACGGCATCAACGCGCTGAAGTTCAAGGGCAAGGTCTGGCGCACCATGATCGACGGCAGCGAGACCGACCTCATGCAAGACGTGAACGGCGACCAAGTGCCGGCGCAGATCGTCAACATCGTGGTGCTCGACCACAACAAGAGCCGCAGCCGCGCTTTCTACGACGGTGGCTTCGAGGACGGCGCGAACAAGGCCCCGACGTGCGCATCGAGCGACGGCGTGAAGCCCGACGCCAATGTGAAGGAGCCGTGTGCGGCCACGTGCGCGACTTGCCCGAACGCCGTGAAGGGTTCGAAGATCAGCGACAACGGCAAGCCGACGACGGCATGCGCGCCGAACAAGCGCGTGGCTGTGGTCCCGGTCGGCGGCATCGGCAAGCACGTGCCGCTGCTGCTGCGTCTGGCGCAGACTTCGGTGTGGGACAAGGACAACGCCGAGAACGAAGCGCAAGGCTGGTTCGCATGGGACCAGTACCTCGACTTCCTGCGCGCACGCGGCGCGAAGCATACGGCCGCAGTGGAGACGCGCTGTAAGTTCGACAAGCGCATGGCTTACCCGAAGCTGCTGTTCTCGGCATCGCGCTGGCTGAACCCCGACGAAGCCGTGGCCGCCAAGGCAATGCTCAACGACTCGGTGGATGACATCGCGAAAATCCTGTCCGGCTCGGGTCTGAACGACGGCCTCACCGGCACGCCGGGCATCCCGACCGATGGCGTCGCGTCCCTGCCGGCGGCAACGGACACGGTGAAGGCCACGAAGGTCGCCGCAGCTGAGGCGGCAGTCGACGCGATCGACGCGGTGGCGAAGGCCGAAGCCGCCAAGGCCGAAGCAGAAGCCAAGGCAGCAGCCGAAGCGGTAGCGGCCGAGAAGGCACGCAAGAAGGCAGCGAAGGACGCCAAGGCCAAGGCGGCAGCAGAAGCGGCGGCGGCAGCGGCAGCGGCGGCAGCAGCGGCGGCAGCGGCGGCGGCGAGCGCCGAGGACGATGACGACGATGAGGACGACGCGCCGGCCCCGTTGGCGGCAGCGCCGGTCGCAGCCGAGCCGATCGCCCCGCAAGCGGGTGTGGGCACGGAGTCGGCAACGCCGGCTGGCCTGTCTGCCCTGCTCGATGGCTGGGACGACACCGACGACTAAGCCACGTTCGGACAAACGGAGCGCCCCTCCGTTTGTCCGGTTCACCCCATAGGAGAAAGAATGTCCCGCATTATCACCGCCGATCGCCTCCAGCAGATCGCAGACGCGCATGCAGCTGACCCCAACGCGCCCGGCCCTATCCTCGGGCAATTGATCATCGATGGCAACGTGCCGGTGGAAGCCGTCGCGCGCATGCTGCGCGTGTCCGATGTGACGATTTACCGCTGGATGTACGGCACCGCGCGCCCGCGCGATCAGGACAAACTCGCGAAGCTGGAGAAACTTCTCACGATTCTCCGCAAAGCCAAGCGGGCCAAGGAGTTGCCGCTCGCTGGCACCGTGCCGCAGCGTATTAAGCTGGTTGAAAAGCTCATCATCGCCTACCGCCCGCTGCGCAGTCCGTCATAAAATCTGACGCTCGACAATTCGGGGTCCAAATGAATACGCGTGATTTCCTGCAGCTGCTGACCCCCCGTTCGGGGGCGATCTTTATCGCCACGCCCAGTGCGCAAGGCGGTTGGGTCAACATCCCTCATCGGTCGCTGGATAAAGCCGTCGATCTCGTCAACCAGTTGACGTTCGAGAACCGGCCCGCGTATTTCTCGATGGCCGGGTACGACAAGGATAAATATTTCGACGACGCGGCGCAGAAGTGGCGGCGTCGCACGCAGGCCAACGCCCGCGCAATCCGGTCGTTCTTCCTCGATCTGGACGTGAAGCCGGGCGACCCGCTGTGCTTCGACTCCAAGGATCAGGCGTGCCAAAGCCTCAAGGCGTTTGTGAAAAAGGTCGGCCTGCCCCGGCCGCTCATCGTCGACTCCGGCGGCGGCATCCACGCGTACTGGCCGCTCGTGCAGGACGTGACCACCGCGGAGTGGAAGCCGATCGCTGAGCAGTTCAAGGCGATCTGCGTGCACGAGCAGTTCAATGCCGACCGTAGTCTCACCTCCGACGAGGCGCGCGTGCTGCGCGTGCTCGGCAGCTACAACGTCAAGCGCAGCGCGCCGGTCTCGTTGATGGTCCCGCCCCCGCCCCCGATCGCGTTCGAGGACTTCGCTCAGCGCATCATGGGATACGCGGGCCTCCACGGCGTCGCCACGACCGCAGGTAGGTCGAAGGTCGGCACCCTCGGTTCTGGCCCGGCTGTGGACGTGTGGGGGGCTGGCGACAACCTCGGCGCGACCAACGACCCGCTGAACTTCGACCGCATCGTGTTCCACTGCCCTCAGCTGCAGGCGCAGGCCGGCGCGCGCGGGCGCGACTCCGGTGAACAGCTGTGGCGTGCTGGCCTCGGCATCGTCAAGTTCTGCGAACAGCAGGCGGCCGCCGCGCGCGTGATCTCCGATGGCCACCCTGACTTTGACGCACAACGTACTGAGCAGAAGATCATCAACTGGAACGCCGGGCCGACGAAGTGCACGCACTTCCACCAGCTGAATCCTTCCACGTGCGAGTCCTGCCCGCACTGGGGCAAGCTCACGTCGCCCGCGCAGCTGGGCCGCCAGATCATCGACACCCCTGCCCCGCCCATGCAGATCACGGTGCCGCCCGCGCCGGACGCGATCGACCAGACGCCTGTCACGATCACCCTCACCCGCCCGGAGTTCCCCACGGGCTACTCGCGGCGCGCCGATGGCGCGGTGGTGCGCGAGCACGAGGATCAGGACGGCAAGCCGACATTCGAGACCATCTGCCCGTACGACCTTTACCCGCTCGCGATCCGCAGCCAGAACGGCACGGACACCGAGATCGACGAGCACAGCATGTGGCGTGCGCACCTGCCGCTCAAGCGCGGCGCAGGCACGGAGCCGCGCGACTTCGCGGTGCCGCTCGGACTGTTGGCCGACCAGCGTGGATTGTCCAAGCTGTTGTTCAGCAAGGGCGTCGTGCTGTCGGGGGATCAACCGAAGTTCACGCAACTCTATATGTCTGCCTACCTGCAAAAGCTGGCCAAGGAAGCCGGGCGCGATCAGCTGTACGAGCGCCTTGGCTGGCATGATGGTCACGAGACGTTCGTGCTCGGCGACCGTGTGATCCACCGCGACGGCACCAGCACGCCGCACACCGCGAGCGACGCGATCCGCGCGACCACCAAGAACGGCCTCAAGACGGCGGGCACGCTCGCCGGCTGGCAGCAGGCCATGCAGTTCTTCAACCGGCCCGGCTACGAGGGGCATCGCTTCTTCCTCTATGCCTCGTTCGGCTCGCCGCTTTTCCACATGAACGACACCGGCAACAAGGGCGCGATGCTCGCGGCCGGCGGCGCATCCGGGCGCGGCAAGACGACTTGCCTGAAAGCCTGCTCGTCCGTGTGGGGTTCGCCCGAGGCACTGGTGGTCAACGGCAACCGCGAAGGTGCAACCACCAACGCGCTGTACAGCACGCTCGGCACGGTGCATTCCCTGCCCTTCCTGCTCGACGACATCACCGAGCGCGACAGTGACGAACTGCGCCGCCTTGCACTGAATATCAGCCAAGGCGAAGGCAAGCGCCGCATGCAGGCTGACGGCACGATGGTGGGCCGTCTGGACACGTGGGCGAACCTCACGCTGACCTCCACGAACGCCGACACGCTCACGTCGCTCATGTCCACCGGCAAGGACGTGGACCCCCACCTCATGCGCGTGGTGAGCGTGGAATTCGCGCTCGTCGATGCGCGCGCCGACGCGAAGATCGAAGCCGACCGTTTCATCCGCGCCATGGGGCAGAATTATGGCCACGCGGGCGCGCTCTTTATGCGCTATATTGCTCAGCACTACGAACAAGTGCGCAAGCTCTACATTCGCAACGTCGAGAAGGTCGACCGCCTGTTGGCTTCGCGCAACGCCTCGGCCGAGCGCTACTGGTCCGCAGTCGTCGCCGCCGCGTACACCGCCGCGCAGATCGCCAGCAAGGCCGGCATTCTCGACTTCCCGTTCGAGGACGACCTGAAGTGGATGATCGCGCTGCTCACGCGCCAACGCGAATCGATTCGTGAGGCTGGCTCGACGCCGGTCGAACTGCTGACCCAGTTCCTCGACGGCCACGTGCGCAACACGCTGGCGCTGTCGCCCAAGGGCGCAACGAATCTGGACAACATCGTGATCAAGCCGTTCGACGAGTTGATGATCCGGCACGAACTGGACACCGACACGATCTACGTCTCGCGCACGGCGGTCATGGCGTACTGCGCGGAGCACCGCACGAGCTTCCGCGTGTTCGAGGCGAATCTGGAGCGCGACGGCGTGCTGGCCAAGCGCAATGCACAAAAGGTTCTCGGTGCCGACACCGTGTATTCGAAAGGGCAAACGCGTTGCTGGATGATCAGCGGCGCGACCCTGCGTTCAACGACTGGAATTTGACATGGACATTAACGCCACCCTCGCCGAGCGCGGCGCGCGCTACGGTGACTTCGCAACCCACGCGGCGATCTGCCAGCGGATCAAGGAGTCCATGTGGAGGAACCCCGGCTGGTCCCGGCTCGCGCCCGACCAAGCGCAGGCGCTTGAGACCATCGCCGACAAGATCGCGCGCATGCTCAACGGCGACCCTAACTATCACGACAATTGGCACGACATTGTTGGCTACGCCAAGCTCGTCGCCGATCGGCTCGCCACCCGCGCCGACCCGTCATAACGAAATCCTCCTGAGTTGACGACAGCGGCGCTCAACGCGGCGGTGAACCCCCGGCAACCGCGCCCAAAGCCTTGCTGCATATCGTGAGCGCCCTACCGGCTTCGGCCGGTAGTGTTATGCGATAAGCGAGGCGGCCGGGGAACCTTCCTTACATTCCTCCTGCTGTACGTACGTACAGCCGTACGTACAAGTTGCGTGCGGTCCCGCACGTAAGACACCTTGTAACTATTCCCTACTGTAACTATGCTGGAGGCTCCTACTTGGAGACTACAACATGGTTATAACGATTGCCAACCCGAAGGGTGGCGTGGGGAAAAGCGTGCTGGCTACGAACATCGCCGCAATAGCCGCCGCCCGTGGGCATAGCGTGACGTTCTTCGATACGGACGTTCAGCGGAGTGGCGGCAAGTGGTGCGATCAGCGCAGAAACCTCGGCATCCGACCGCGCATCGACCTGCTCATCCCGAAAGACGACCTGTTCGACGAGTTGCAGGCGGCATCGCAGAGCAGCGATGTGGTCGTCGTGGACGTCAAGGGTACGGGCGGCCCTGCGCTGACTATTGCGGCTGGTTTGGCGGACCTCGTGGTGGTCCCGGTGATTCCCGGACAGTTCGAGGTATGGGCGCTCGACGACGCGGCCGACCTGATAGAGAGCCTGCGTGCCACGGGCGCGGGCTTCCGGTGCCGTGCCGTGATCAACAACGCGCCGACCACGCGTAACAGCCGCGACGTGCGCACCGTTACGGCCGCGCTGAAGGCGTACAAGCAGTTCTTCGAGCCGTGCGACACGGTGATCTTCGGGCGGCAGGTATTCAAGGACGCGTTGAGCGTCGGCCTGTCGGTGATCGAAATGGATGGCGGCGCACGCGACGTGAAGGCCACCGAGAACATCAATACGTTTTTCAACGAGGCAATCAGCAATGGCTAAGACACCCACACCCGGCATCCAACTCGGCGCGCGCGCCGCGCAACCGCCCGTCGACCGAGACAAGCTGCTGGCCGCCGCACACAACGCCGAGCAGCCCAGTGTGGTGCCCGCGCCGCAACCCGTTCGACTGACAACCCCGCCGCCGGCCGAGCGCGCCGCGGAGCCGAAGGGGCGGACGATCGTATCGGTCGACGACTTGAGGGGCTTCGTGAAGAAGCGCGAGCCGCGCGTACCCATGACGATCCGCGTGCCGGTCAGCCTGTTCGACGATCTCCAGATGATCCAAAAGTTCGGGGGAAAGACGATGACCGACGTGCTGGTGGAGTCCGCCGCGCCTGTCGTTGCCGAACTCATGAAACGGATTGGGCAGAAAACATGACCGAAGCCGAGACCACCGAGAAGGATGAGCTAGACGCCGACCTGCGCTGGCTCCACGTGTTCCACTCCATGATCGCCACGGGGGCACTGGCGAAAATGACGCCGTACGGGCTGGCGGTGTACATCGTGGTCAAGTACCACATCAACATCGCGGATGACCCCGACAAGTTCCCGACGATCGATGTGATCGCCAAGGGCGCAGGTATGAGCGAGCGGAAGGTGAAAGACATGCTCAATCACCTAGAGTCGATGGGGTATCTCAAGCGAGCGCGGACGCAGGGCGGCAAACCGAACACGTACCAGCTGACGGAGCACGTACCGATAATGAAAAACGGGGAACCATACGCCAAGGCCGATTTCTCCCACCTGCCGTTCGAATGGCAAAAGCCGGTGGATGAACTGAAGGCGCTGCTTAAAAGCGGCGACCTCGACGGCAAACACATCCATCTGCACATTACGTTCAACCAGTTCAACGACCAGTCCACGCAGAACAACGCCGAAATGATCTTCAACGCGTTGAAAGACCCACAGCTGGCCGAGGCGATGCGCAAGCTGATCGAGAACCGCTCAGCGAAAGTCGCGGGCCTGTGAATAACTTTATCCACAGGCTATTCGTATGAGTGCACAAAATGCCCCTACCCCTATTCTTCATAGGGCATATTGTGCACCCTGCGGAGGGGGGTAAGGTGCGTTTTGTGCACTTACGAAGCCCCCTCTATATATAGGTTTACACTCTTTTTATACTTACAAGCTTTAAAGGGAAAATCGGTTGTAGAATTCCTTCCGACCAAAACAGACCGATCGGTAATGATTCTCTACGGGCAGGGCTATCGTCTGCGATTCATCGATAGGATGCTGCACCACTATGGCTGGATCAGGCGCATGGTGGTCATGGATTACTTCGGCCTGTCGCAGCCGCAGGCCAGCGTCGATCTGCAGGCGTACATCAAGCTCGCACCCCACAACGTCGTGTACAACAAGACGACGAAGCAGTACGAGTCCACGCCCGAGTTCGAACGCATCTTCAGCGATCTGCCATGATCTGGCCATTCTGGAAGCTGTGCACGTTAATCGTCGTCGGCGAAACCCTCGCGATCGGGGTGAACGTCTGGACGCTGTGCGACCACTGGAATGATCCATGGTGGTCGTTCGTGCCGAGGGCGATCAACCTCGCCTTGCTCTGCGGTGCGGCTACGATGGCTGGCTTGATGCTCGGGCGCGCTTACCGGATGGACAGGGAGCACAAGCTACCGAAGAAGAACCAATGAAGAAGCACTATCCGGTGACGCCCGGTGGCACGATCGTCACGTGGCTGGCCAGCGACACGGCCGATGAGGCATGGGCGAAGCTGTTGGCGGATGCGAGCCACATGCCCTACAAGACGAAGGCTGAATTCAAGCTGCGCGGCTACAGCGTGAAGCAGATGGACGCCGCACTCGCCACGGACAAGCCGCCGATGAACTACAAGTTTTCGGATGAACTACAAGTTTTCGAACAGCCGATGAGCGCGCTACTAATCGGCCCCCACGAGCGCAAGCAGATCGCGCAGCTGGTCGCGGCGGCGCAAGAGAAACCGGTGAACATGGTCGGCATCACGGAGCGGCTGAAGCTGCCCAAACTGAAGGCCGCGCACATGACGCAGATGACGGCGCAGACAATCGACATCCCCGCCGGCTTCATGGTGACGTTCAGTTTTGAGACTGGCCACCCGTGCGGGCTATGCCGGCACCTGAGTATCAGCCGCAGCAACAACCGGCTCCCGCATCCGCAGGCAGCATTCATGATCGCCCAAGAGTTCGGCTTTTGGGGCGATGACCTCACCTCGCTCGATGGCGTATGGGTCGAGAACTTGAAGGGCCACGGCGATGCGGTCAACCTCGTGCAGCGCGTGGCCCACTGACTTACTTCGTGAGACCCTTTTTCTTTTCCCAGCTGCGCGACAACGTGTAGCCGCAGTACGCCGTGCCGAAGGTGCCCCACATGGCGTCAGGGATCGCAGCAAGCCACGCCTTCATGCCGTTGGCGATCGCGAGGCCGGCGGCCGGCGAGACAGCCGAGCAGATGCCCATGGGCACCGCGCAGAGGATCAGGATGTACATGACGTACATGAACGACGGCCGGGCGCGTGAAGTCCACGGGTCCGACGACTGAGCCTCGGCGAGCATCACGCTCATGTTCTGCTTCAACTCAGCGAGCGCGGCATCGGCCTGCGCCTTCATGAGCGTGGCCTCGGCCGTGGCCTTCGCCTGCGGGTCCGGCCAAATCTTGTTCATCCCATCGTCGAGCAGCTTGGCCACGCCCGAGATCGCGTCGTCGATGATCACGACAGCCTCCCACCAGCAGCGATAAACACGTTGGTCAATGCCTGCATCGTGGCTTGACGCTGGCCGTAGTTATTGCCCGGCAGCGAGGCCCAAATGTTCGAGCAGCGCGCGACGGCGTTGCCGAGGTTGCCCGCGATGATGTCGGGGATCGCGCCGCGTTCCTTGATCAGCTGCAGGCACCAGCGATCTTGCGCGCCCGGCCCGAAGTCGGGGAGGTGCAGCAGATCGCGGTAGTGCGCCCAGTCCTTCAGCATGAACTGATACCTGCCGCTGGCGTTCGACGTGAGGCCCTTGCTGTTGACCACGATCGACGGACGGCCGCCCGCGAACGGGTGCTGCGCGTAGTCGTCGAAACGGTGCTTGCCGTCGACGCCGGAGACGATCACATCGTAGCCGTTGTTCTTCGTGATGGGACTCGACGAAGTGCCCTCAGCTGCAGCACTCGCCAACATGTCCATGAACGCGCAAATGTTCTGACCACCCAAGGCGGTCGCCGACATAACAGGCATGTCAACCCTCGTTCTTCTCGCCGCGCTTGCGCGTGGCCTGATTCCATACCAGAAATGTGATCTGCAGCGTCGTATAGACGACCGTCAGCACGATGGCCAGATGGCCCCAATCGATCACCCCGAGCTTCATAGTGGCTGTCACGAATACCGGTGGTGTCGCTTTCACTGCGCTGGCCACGGCATCGCTGGTCATGAGCGCACCGATCATGCGACCTCTCTTTTCGTTAGGATTCCACATCATTTCTTATGTCCTGATTATGGCACGACGAGCGTAGTTTCTTTTGAAACTACCGCGAACGCAGAGTCGTCTCGTGACAACACTACGACCTGTTGGAGACCAGAAACCGCGAGCGCTTCGCTCACGGATGTGCTTGCAAACGCAGAGGGGCCGCCATGCAGAGCGGCGTGGGACCGGAGCAGCCCGGCGCGAGCGCGAGCGCCGACGCCAGACAAGGGGAGTGCGAGAGACGCCTGCAGCTGGCCAGCGCGAACGCCGGCCACGAGGCCAAGGAGACCGAAGCCCGAAATCGAATGGACTTTGCCGGTGGCCGCCACGCGCGTGATGCCGCGAGCCACCGTGGGCTGAACAACGCCTGCGACGGCCTGCGCGTTGACGCCCGTGAGCGAAATCGTCGTTTCGGTGCCGACGACGCCCGGTGCCGCGCCGCTTGCGTCGACGCCCGTGATGTCCTGCCGGTAAACCGAGCCGGTGACGAGCGTGCCGGGGACGCAACTAATCGTCTTGCCGTGAACCGCCAGCGAGCGCTTCGCGCCGACCGAGCCGCCGATCGCCGTGGCCGCATTGCCGTCCAGCTGGATGACCTTGTTGTGCGTCAGGATCACGCTGCCGACGCGGGCCGAGGCGTGCGCGCGCGTCGTATCCACCGAGCGGTTTACCGATACGGGGGCGACACGGCCCGCAGCCTGCACGCCCGGCGCGGCGACGGTGCGCCCGGTCGAGTCGATGCCACCGACCTGAGTTCCTGCTTGGTTGCCTGCAGGCGAGACGGTTAGTTGCGAAAGAGTGTTTCCTACGCGCGCGGTGCCACCCACGCCCGCCAGCTGCGTATTTCGAGTGCTGATTGCAGCGCCTACGCGGCCCGTAGCAGCCGCTGCCGAGAGGGCGGTGGTGGATTGGTATGTCGGCGAGCCGACGCGGCCCGTGGCGGCCGTTCCTGTGATCGCGACGTTCTTCGAAACCTGCGTCACACCGACCGAGCCGACCCTCGCGGTGCCCTTGACGCCCGTGAGCGCCTTCGTGACCACCGCCGCAGGGGTGCCAACACGGCCGACACCCTTCGCGCCACCGACGCGCACCGTCGCGCTGCCGCTCGGCACACCGCCGATCAGGACGGCGATTTCCGTGCTGGGGCAGTTGGCCGTGGAGAGGCTGGTGTACGAGGCGACCGCGCTCGTGATGTTCGTCTGGAACCCGACCTGATACGAGCCGTTGGACTGCGTGAAGTCCGCGCCGGCATCGTTGAACGCGCCGAGCGAGAACGTGTTCGGGTTGTTCGTGAACCACGCAGCATGCAGCGCTTCGATCGATGAGCCAGTCATCGTCGGCGTCATGGCCGGCAGCGGGTGGTTCGTGGTCTGCGGATAGGTCAGCGTCTCGTGGCCGGCCGCGTTGTCGATCTGCAGGTTGATGCCGCCGACTGCGCGGTACAGCGCGACGTGCGCGGCCGTGACCGTCAGCGAGGCGAACGTGAAGGTCGGGTCAGGATCGCCGTTCGCGTAAATCTTTGCGTAGATGTTGCCGAGCGTGCCCGACTGCACCAGCGAGTAGCCGGAGGGCAGCCCGCTCGGCGTGCCACCGAGCAACGACACGAGCACCATGTCGCCGGGGTACGGGTAAATCTTCGAGAGCGCGCCCGTGATGGACAGTACACCCTGCGTCGGCGCGTTGATGTCCCCCTCGTTGACCACGGCCGAGGCGTTACCGGCCTGCGCGACCGCTGGCGTGCCCTGCGTGAGCGCGACGCCACCCGCGACCTTGAGCACCACTTGGAAACCGTGGTGCCAGTTCGGCGTCGTGTTGTCCTCGCCCGCCGCCGTGATCAGTTCGGCGTTGCCGGTGTTCGCGTTGCCCGTGAGCGTCTTGTCGCCGATCCACGTCGACGGGCCGACACCCGCATCGTAGACGCGCTGCGTGAAGCCCGAGGGGACCGTCCACGCGCCCGCGTTTTGGCCGGCGGGGTAAGCCGTCGTCGAGAACATCGCCACGCATCGACCGCTGCCGTAGTACGGCATGACGGCGGGCGCGCGCAGCGGCCACTTGACGTTGGAAATGTCGTACGCCGAGACCCCATCGCTGTAGATGTGGCCTTCGCTCCACCCGTCGATCGGGGTCAGCTGGTCGACGTTGTAATACGCCGCACTGGCGGCATCGAGACGCGCCGAATCGCTCGATGCGATCGCGATCGACGTCGGGTCGCCAGACTGGAACGTGCGGTAGAACAGCGCGTAGCCAATGCGCGCGGAGAGCGTAGTCCACCCGCTCGGGGGCGTGACCGTCCCGCTCGCGCTGTTCGTCGTGGCGAGCACCAGCACCACATCGCCGGGCGCGACACCCGCAGGCAGCGGCAGGGACACCGACGTGCCATTGTTGCGCGACCACGTTGACGCGCGGTAGATGACCCCCGAGAGGGCCGCCGCGGTGCCGACCTTACCTGTCGCCTTGTTGCCAGATAGCGCGAGCGTCGCCGACTTGCTCACGCCCACGCTGCCGCGTACGCCGGTCGCCTTGTTGCCAGTCAGCGCGCGGGTCACGCTGCTGTTCGTGACGCCCGCCGTGCCGACGCGACCCGTCGCCTTGTTGCCGCTGAGTGTGACCGTAGTCGAGCCACTGCCCGTCGCGGTTGCCGTGCCGACGCTGCCGGTCGCCTTATTGCCTGTCAGCGCGCGCGTGACCGAGCCACTGGCAACGGTTGCCGTGCCGACTCTGCCCGTCGCCTTATTGCCGCTGAGCGCAATGACCCCCGGCGTGGCCGATGCCGGCGCGTAGCCGATCGGCTCGCCGTCCGAACCCCAGCCGAGATCGACGGTGGTGACACCGGATGCGGGCGCTTGAAGGTCGAACGGCGCGCCGTCGTCACCGAACCCAAGCGCGCGCAGGTCAGACGCTTGCGGCAGACTCATGTCGAGGTCACTCCCATGTCACCGAACCAGACGCTTTGGCTGTTGGCGCTGGCGGAACCGGTCGGGGCAGAGACGTAGCCATACACGTCCACCACACCGTCCTCGGTCGGGGTGAACGAGATCGTTACCTGCCCCCATGCGTTCGTCGCCGCACTCGCCGCCACGCTCTGATCACCCACGCCCGCCACGGCCCCGACCAACGTCATGAGGCCCGCGCCGAGGTTCGTCGCGTCACTGCGCTGGACCCACCCCGTCACCGTCACCGTCTTGCCGGCGAGCGCCGCGACGCGCATCAGCCGCGTGGTGTACGGGGTGGAAGGGCTATACGCGCGGTAGTCGTTGAGAGTCGCCTTGACGCTCTGCGCAGTGGTGCCGTGCACAACCGACTGATCCACCGTTTGCGTCATCTGCATGGTGTAGACGCGGTTATCCCACCGCGCACCGCCCACCGCCGTCATGCGCACGACGGACGCGCTCATGCTGATCACGGGCGCGCCGGAGACGAAGGACGGACGTTCGAGGATGGTCGTCGAGCTGTTTGACCCGACCACGTCGGTCGTGTTGTTGGCGAACTTCGTGCCGCGCACGCGCGCAAACGCCCCGTAATTGTTGCCGTTGTAGTACGTATAAACTGCGTTCGTCGCGCTATCGATCTGGCCGATCCAAATATCGTACAGCCGGTCAGGGACACTACACCCGAGCCAGATGCCAACATTGCACCCGGTCAGACGGCGAACGCGAATCTTCACCGGCCAGTAATACTCGGTGTTGACGTACACGAAGTTGCTGCCGCATCCGAACACCCCGTAGTCAAGTTCGTAGTCGCACGCCCCCACCACAACGCCAAGGTTCGGGTACGTCGACCAGAACTGCGAGCAATCGACCAATCCAACCCATTTGCAGATGCGCCCCTGCTGCCCCCCGAACGCGAGCGCCTCACCGGTCGAGCCGATGCCCCCGAAGGTCGAGTCAGGGAAAATATGCCAGTTGAACCCGTTACCGCTGGACCCGTTGGCCCAAAAATTCGCTTGGATGCGCAGGCCGTTAAACCACGTCTGGCCGGTCTGAGTCGACATCGCGGTGCGATCCCATCCGCCCGTCCACGTGATCGGACTGGCCATCGTGCCGGACCCCTTGGGGACGCATGTCGTGGTGCTGTAGCGCGGGCGCAAACCGACCATCGAGTAGGTCGGCACCGTTTCGGTCGTGCCGTAATACACGCGCGACCCCGACGCACGCCCCGTGTCCGTCTGCTGGCCAAGGTTGACCGTCGTGCCGTCGATGTACTGAACCGAATACCACTCAGGCTCGCCGGTCGTGTTCTTGCCGATCACGCAGCAGTGCGACAGATGCCCCGGCGTGTGCGGTGCCGTGGTCGCGATGATGTTGCCGAAATACAAGTTGCCGCTACTGCTGAACGGCTTGACGGATACGTAGATCGCGATGCTGTTGATGCCGGATGGCAGCGGATTGCCGCCGTTCTCCCACAGCATCGGGACGCCGGACGGCCCGCCGATGGCCGATGCGAACGTGTCCTGCGTGAGATAGACGATCGGCACCTGCCCGGCGCTATCGGAGCACAGCGCGAGCCGCACGACCCCTGTCGCCAGCGAAGTGCCGCTGTAGCCGAAGTTGCAGGAAAGGCACGAGTAGGCGCTCAGGTCGAGATTGCTGAGGGCCTTATACGCGACCAAACCAGTCGTGAACGCGCTCGCCAGCGTGAACGCCAGCTGCTGCGTGCCGTACCGGCGCGCCGTCGTGTTGAACGTGTTCGTGACGTTCGCCGCGGCCGTCCACGTGTTCGACGGGAAGCCGTTGTCGATGGTGTAGGTCAGGGCCGAAGCGAGCGTCACATTGCCGCTGTTGCTCGTCCACGTCGCGTTGCCGACGCTCTGAGGGGCCGGGCTGGCGATCACACGTACGCTGTCCCCGGCCGCAGGCGTAAACGCGCTGAAGGACTTTACGCGGTTCGCGAACGAATTACCGCTATTCGAATCGTTCCCGCCTTCGGGGTCAACGTACCAAGTCGCCATAGCTCAGCCTCTTAGTCGATTTCGATCAGCGCCGTGCCAACTGCGTTCGTCGGCATCGTGAGCGTGAGCGTGCCGGCCGTGATGGTCTGCGCGCCGAAAGTGTGGACCGAGACGGCGTTCTTGCCGGCGGCCGTGCCGTTGTAGATCAGCACGGTGTCGAACGAGGTCGAGAGCGTGACGCCCGAGAACACGATCGAGGCCGAAGGCGTGACGATCGCCGAGGTGCCCGAACTCGACGGCGCGGTGCCGAACGAGACGTTCACGCCGCCAGCGGTGTAGCCGGTGCCCGAGACTTCGCCAGTCGACGAGTAGGCGGTGGTCGCCGCGCCGAGCGAGGCCGATGCCAGATAGAGGGCGGCCTTGAAGGTGTCCGCCACTGCGCTCGCGCGCGTGGGCGGCACGCCGAAAGCGTGGACGCCGTTGAGCAGATCGAGCTTGAAGGACGTGCACATTGCTTGGGTGTTTGCCATGGTGGCTCCTTAACCGAAAGTTGCGATTGCGCCGTCAGCGAACACCGTCTTGAGGTGCACGTGAGCGCTGCGATGAACCATGGAGCCGTCCGCAGGCAGGTGGTACTGCACCCAGCGAACAACTTCCTCGTCGTTTTCGAACCCGCCTTCGAGCTTCAGAAGTTCGGATTCCTCAACTTCTCCGTGAATCGTATTGATCAGTGCCATAGCGCTTTAGTTGATGGTGATGGTGCCAGTCAGCAGGCGCGTCACCACGCCGCCGCTGTCGGTTGCGTCGAGCACGTAATAGCCGAGATTCCACGCCAGCCCTGCGGTCTGCAGTTCCGGGATGATCGTCAGGTCGTGCGGGTCGACAAAAATGCCCACGCCCTGTGCGAGCGTGACGAGCGGGGTGCCCGTGTGGTTCGGGTTGTCGTAGACCGACATGCCGAGCGTCATGCCGTCGAGCGCCATCGGCGTGCTGAACACCAGAAAGCCGCCCGAGGCGTACGCCGAGAAGTCGGCCGAGTTCACGTCGTTGAACGCCACCTGATCGGCGCTGACGATCGTCGCGCGGTGCCAGTCGGCACCCTGCGGCGGGTAACGCGTCGCGTTGATCTGCGACATGCCGTGCGCGGAGACGACAGCCACCGGCCAGCCCGGCGGGACACCGTGACCGGGAGCGGTAATAACTGCTGGCGCAGTTTGCGAGATCGCCGTGATCGGCACCGCGCTCAGTTCGTCCGTCCCCCACCTCACGGTGGGGTGGAACGTCGCGCCGGCACTTACACAGAAGTCCTTATTAATTACACAATCCACGTGTGCCCCCGTTCGAATAGGCTGAAGTGTACATGGGTTATTGCTTCGTGGGCATCGCCGCGTAACCCAGCTGCTCCTTGGCTACAGGCATCTGGCGCTTGGTGACTGCGATGCCGAGACCCGAGCCGAGGGCGTTCTCCGTGAGGTGGCGGCGCACGATGCTCGACAGATCGGTGATCGCCTGCGTCGGGTTCGCGCGGTTGTAATCGCCGACCATTTCGAGCGCGTTGGTCATGTCGCCCGGGTCTTTCGACTGCGTGGCCTTGAACACCCGATCACCAATGATCTCGCGGCGATGCTGCAAGATTTGCTGGTTCTCGGAGAACTCATGCGCCGCTTCGTCGCGCGTCGCCTTCTCGGCCGTGCGGAAGCCGGCCGCCTGCAGGCCGATGTCCCATGCGCCTGCGTCGTTGAGCGGGGCCGGCAGCTTGTTGCCCTTGGCGTCGGTGTAGCCGCCGGGGCCGATCGCGCCCGCGAGTTCCGCCGCCTTGTAATACGGCTTGATACCCGAGGGGAGCATGTTCTCCAGACCCTTGATGTAGTTGCCTTCCATCATCGTATGCGCGCCGAGGCCCACATCGATCAAGCCGTTGAGCGCCGGGCCGAGCAGCTGCTGCGACTGCTCGCCGATCTTGTCCTTCAGCTGCGCGCGCGAGGCGAGGAATTCGCTGCCGGGCAGCAGGTTTTCGAGGCCGAAGGTCGAGGTGTCCATGTTGACGAGCGACCCCGCGCCGTGCGCAATGAAGTCGCCCGTGCCTTGCCCGAACGTGTTCGTCAGGAAGTTGCGGAAGTCGCCGCGGATATCGCTCGGGTCGTCGTTGTCTTTCATCAACGTGTTGTAGACACCCGCGAACGCGTTGGCGAACGGCAGGCCGAGCGCGCCGGAAATCGCGAAGGTCGCCGCCATCAGGCCGCCGAACTCGCGGCGCGACTCCTTGATGCGCTGCTGGCCCTCGGGCGTGCTCTTGTCCTTGGCGAAATAGCCGTCCTGCACCGTGCGCACGATCTGCTGCATCGTCTGCAAGTTGTAATTCATGAAGCTCGTGAACAGCGGCGTGGACTTGCCGGCGAACCCGAACTTGCCGATCTGGCGTGCGGTGTTGTCCGGGTCGAAGTTGTCCATCGCGTTGTTGATCGCTTCGTGCGCCCAGTCGGTCGCGCCGTTCACGTCCATCGGCCGGAAGCCCTTGGAGCCGGCGCGCGCCATGCGATAGGCCGCGAGGCCAACGGTCAAGCGGTTGGTCATTTCGGCGTACTGCGCCGACATCGAGGCGAGGCGCGCCATGTCCTGCTGACGCTGCGTGGAGCCTTCCATCGCGTGCTGCAGCTGCTGCGCTTGGCCGAGCTTGAGCACACCGCGATCGTGCATTTCCTGAACGAATGCCTTGTCCTCGGGGTTCAGGCCCGGCATGTTGTCGAACTTCATGCCGGTGCTCATGAAGCCGTGGATGCCATCAGCGCCCCAGCCGGCCGCGATCGAGTTGCGGATCACGTTCATCGCGGTGCCAGTGGCCTTCGCCATTTCCTTCGCCGCGCCGACGAAGCCGTAGCGTGCACCGAGGATCGGCACCCCCCGATGGTAGGGTTGCGCCATCGTGCGAATGAAGAAAGCGGGCGACACAGCCAGATAGAAGCTATGGCCGAACGAGTTCAGCATGTTGATGTGCGTGTTGTCCACACGCGTCATGCCGTTCTGGTAGCGCTTGTTGATCTCGCCCGAGACCATCGTTGCGCGCGCCGCTGCGTCGCCATCCGCACCGCGATTCATCAACTCGTTGGAGGATTTCATATCCCTCAGCGATTGAGCGAACTGGCGGTTGGTGTACGCGTTGCTCAAGTCCTGCACGGTGCCGCTCGCGCGGCGCGCGAAGTTGCCGACGAAATCGCCGTCGTAACCGGGCACGCCCTTGCGTTCCATCTTCGCGCTGCGGCCCGCCGTCTCCGGCAGCATCGAGAGCAGCTGGCGCGTGATGTTCTGTTTGACGGCCATCTGTTGCTCAGGCGTGAGCGACGTGTCGATGTTCGCATTGTCGTGCAGCGAGCGCTCCAGCTGACGCAGGGCAGGGGTGATGCCCGCCGCGCCCTGCATGTCGTTGATCGTGAGCATGCCACGGCTCGACTGCGGCACGTCGATCACGTCAGCGCCGCCGGCCTTCACGAGCTTGTCGAACAGGCCCTGCGCCTGATCGAGCGAGTCCACGCGGAAAAACGCGTTCTTCTGGTCGCGCAGATTGCCCAGCACCTTGTTCGAACCGCCGAGCGCCTGCTCCAGCTTCGCCTGCACGGCCGGCGTGATCTGCGCGCCGTCCTTGAACTTGATGTTGACGTAGTGATCGCCGTCGCGGCCGAGCGAGAAGTACGGGGCCTTGGTCTGCGCGTAATACATGCGCTTGATCTCAGCGAGGCCGTTCTGCAGCGGGGAACCCTCGGGCAAGTCCTTCGCCTCGGTGAACATGTCGCGCACGCGCTGGTCGAGCGCCGACGCAGCGCCGTCCAGATGCAGATCGGCGTTGGCGTTCGTCGCACCCTGCAACGACTTGTCCATGAAGTCCATCAGCGGCATGTGCTTGGCCGCGAAATCGGACTGCGCACGCGCGAGGGCCAGCTGGTTCTCCAGACGCGCGCGGGCTTCGTCGCCCGGCTGCAGGCGCGCGATCTCCGCTTCGAGACGCGGCACCACGCCCGTGTGCACGCTCATCAGGTTCGACGAGATCGAGGCCACCGTCTGCACGTACGTCTTGCGGTTCTGCTGCGCGCCTTCGATGAGCGTTTTCTGCAACGGCTCGGGCAGCTGACGGAACTCGCGATGGATCGCGTTCACGTAGTCGGCGTTGGCCCCCAGTGCCTTGTCGATCTTGAGGTTGTCGGCGTAATTCTTCGTGAAGTCGAAGCCGTTGATCGACGCCTCGCCCGCGATGCGCATGAGCTTGAGGTTGAACGCCTTGGCGTCCTTCGTCGCACGCAGCGCCGCCTTGGCGCGCTCGCTGTACTCGCCGAGCGACTGGCTCAGCTGCTCAGCCACGACACGGCGCGCGTCGCGCGCGGCGCGGTAGCCGTCAACCGCTTTAGCGAAACCAGACTCGACCATGGCCGGCGTCGTGCGCACTTGATGCGCAATGAAGTCGACGGTTTTCCAGCCGAGCATCTTTTGGAAGAGGCCCCGGTTCGCGGTCGGCAGCTTGTCGGTGATGCGCTCGATGTGATCGGCCGCGCTCGCCATGGAGTGCAGCACTTGGTCCGTCGAGTGGAGCGCGCCAGCCGGCGACGAGTCGAAATCGCGCTGCATCTTGGCCACGTCGAAATACTCGTCGTTGAGGCTCATGGCGCGGTCGAAGAACGACGCGGCCGGGGCCGGCTTGCCCGTCGCGCCGAACAGCTTCTTGACGAAATCCACAGCACGTTGCCACAGCGACTTGGGCGCGGCGCTGCCTTCGGCGGCCGGCACTGTGTCCTTCAGGAACTGCTGGAACGACGGGTTCGAGTTGAGTTCCGCGAGGAATTCGTGGTTGTTCGTGAGTCCGTACTCGTGCGCGTACTTGTCGGCCGACGCGTGCAGGATCACCTCGTTGCGCAGTGCGTCGAGTTCCTGCCCCATACGCAGCATGCGCGCTTCAAATTGGGACTTGGGCACGTAGCCGCGCGCGACGGCCTGCCGCAGACCATCCGCGAAGTTGATCAGGTGCGCCTGCGCCGCGTGCGTCGCCTCGTGCAGCAGGGTCGATTCGGTCATGCCCCGGCGGAACAGATCGATCGCGTCGTGCGCGGGCGTGTACTGGCCGAGCGTGTCCGCGTCCCTCGGGTGATCCATGTCGCCATGGCCCATGATCTTCGTGGGCAGGTTCAGGCCCTGCAGGAACTTGGCGTAGGTGCGCACCCAGCCCTTCGAACCGTTCTCGGCAAGATTGCCCAGCACGTCATGCAGCTTGCCCTCAACGTGTTGGCCGCCGATCGAGTCGAGCAGGTTCGGGTTCGTCTGGCCCGGCATGTTCGAACGGCTCGCCAGCGATTCGCCGGTCTGGCCATCGAGCGCGTCGCGGCCATACTCCAGCATGCCGTCGATGTAATCATTCGAGCGCTTGCTGCCGTCGCTCATGTCCTTGAACTTGCGGCCGGTGATGTCCTTGAACGCGCTGAGCAGCGACTGCACGTGCTTGGCGTGCTCGGCCTGATCCGGCGTGAGCGCATCGCCCTTGGCGGCATACTCATTCGAGATCGAGGTGAGCGCGTCGCGCATGTCGAACGCTTGCTCGATCGGCTTCTTACCCGTGTTGTCGGGGAGGGTCGCCATCACGCGCGCGGAAGCGGCCGGTTGCGGTTCGCTGATCGGGACGACGGGGGCGGGTTCCGGGTTGACGCGCGCGCGCGATGCCGTCAGATCAGCAAGGCGGTTCTTCGCATCAGCTTCGCTGATCGCCCAGTCGGCCTCGCTCATGTGGTCCGGGCGGCCCAACTCAGCATCGCGCTTAACGGCGGCTTCCGCCTGCGCGATATGCGCGTCGAGATAGCGGTTGTACACCTCATGCACGGCCGGATCGCGGCGCGCGCGGCCCTCCCATACGGCCTCGCCATCGCGCGTAAGCATGCCGCTCGGCTCCAGCGGCCCCACGTTCTTGCCGTAGTGGTCGTACATGGCAGACGCCACGCCCTGACGACGCCAGCCGTCATCGGTGCCCACCATGGCCGCGAACGCGCCCTTGTCGCCGCGATTGAACTCGGTGGACAACTCGCCGATCTCTTTGCCAGACTCGTCGCGCGCGATCACGCGCCCCTCGTCGGCGCTGTACTCGGTCGTGAACTTGCGGCCATCCTTCGTGACGTGCTGCGCTGCATCGGTCACTGGCGGCGCGGCGTTCGGCCCGCGCACCGGCTGCACTTCCAACTCGCCCGGCGGCGTCCACGTGCGCTCGACGGCCGGGGCCGGTTCCTCAGCCTTGGGCATCGCTTCCTTCCACTGGTCGGAGAGCGCCTGCAGGCGGTCGCGCGTGGCTTGCCCCAACTTCTTGTCGGAGTTCAGCAGGCCATCCACCGCGTCGATCTGCTCTTGATGCGATGCCATCTTGTCGACGCCGAGCGCGTCCAGCTGCTTCTGCACCGGGATCAGCGCCTGCTTCTTGATCGCGTCGTCACCCGTCAACGTCTTGTTGGCTGCGGTGATGTCCGTCGTGATCTCGTCGGCGGCCTTCGGCGCGTTCGCCTCGCGCGGCGCGGGCGCGGCAGTTTCAGGTGCTGCTTCTGCTTTCGCCTCAACAGGTTGCGCGCTGGCCCCCTCATTCGTGGGGGTAGCAGCGGCCGGGGCTTCGGTCGGCTCGGGGTACAGCTGATTCGCGCGCTCCTGCACCGTGAGTTCGCGCTCGTGACCGTTCGCGGCGTCCTGCGCCCACACGCCAGACGGCGCGTTGAACGCGGCCTCGGCGTCGGCCTTGGCGGCGTCGGTCTGCTTCTTCGTCGGCTTGCGCGAGTCGGCACCCGTCAACTGGTTGATGAATGCCTGCGTCGACATCGCGGGCGGCGTCTGCGGCAGCTGCACCGCTTCGGCCGGCGCGGCCGGCGCGCTCAGATCGAGTTGGCCCTGCTCACCAGTTTGTTCAGGCGTGGCCGGCTGTTCGAACAGATCGCCCTGATTCGGGTTCTCGGCGGGAGCCTCGCGCATGCCGCCACCGCCGAACATGTCGCCTTGCTCGCCCGGTTGCAGCGGTGCACCGGCTTCGGCCGCCGGGGGCGCGCCGAACATTTCGCGCTGGCCATCGGTGTACTGCGGACCCTGAATCGTGTCCGGCGTGAGCAGGCTCGCGTCGATCGGCAGCGGCTTGTTTTCGCGGATCGCGTTCTCAGCGTTCTGGCGGAACGCGGCGGCGGCATTCGGGTCGGCCTTGCCGATTGCTGCGGCGTACTGATCAGCCAGCTGCCCACGAACCTCCGGTGTCGCTTCCGTACCTGCCAACATGTCGGCGCGTGACTTCGCGTTGCGCACGGCCAGCGCCTTGCCCGCGAGACCGAGCGGCGACATCACGGCCGTCAGCCCCAGCATCGGGCCGATCTGCGACTTCATGGCGTCCCACGGACTCGTGTCATCCACGCCATAGTGGTTCTCGATCGCCGCGCTCGTGCCGGCCTGCGCCATGCCCAAACCGACGTTCTCCGCGGCGAGGCCCGGCAGCGCCTTGGCGACCGGCGCGAGAATGCCGTCCCGCCCCGCCAGCTGCCCGAGGATACCCTCGGCCGTCGTCGTGCCTTCGATACCCACCATCTTACCGAGCGCCGTGCCAGCGCCGCCGAGCAGGCGACCACCGACCATGCCCATCGCCGTCTGCCCCGCGAACGTCGCGCCCGCGTTGAGCGCGGCGGCCTGTCGAGCCGTCGCATCGTCGACACCCTTGGCCTTCGCTTTCTCCAGCGTGTCTTGACCGGCGGCACCACCACCCATCGCGCCGAGCGACGCAGCACCGACCGCCGTCGCAGCAAGGGCGGGCGCGCCGAGCATCGCAGCACCCGCACCGACCGCCATCGCCGGGGCCGCGCTCGCCGCGATCTCACCGCCTTGCGCCAAGTTGTTGACGAGCCAGCCATGTTGCTCCGGCTGCAGCTGCAGGCCGGGCTTCGCGCCCATGCCCTCGCCGAACTGGCGCGCCGCGCCCCCGACGTTATCTGCGCCCGCGTATTGCAGCGCCTTACCCGCCATCGTCGGGAGGTCTACGAGCGCGCCGCGCGCGATACCCGTGCCGATTTCGCCGAGCGCGCCGCGCGCGGGCGGCGGTGCGACTTCCTGCGCCGTGCTCGGGTCGAATTGCCCGCCAACAGGTTGAGCGGTGCTCGGATCGAAGTTAGCCATCGTTATTTCTTCTCCACAATCGGCGACCACGTGCCGTCTGCGTTGTACATTTGCACGTTGCCCTGCCCGTCACGGTATTGACGGCCCGGCACAAATTTCGGCTGCGAGCCTTGCGCGCTGATCGGCCCCGGCATTCCGCCGGGATGCGTCGCGCGCGTGCCGTACGTCGTGAGCGGAATGCCCATGTGCGTCACCGGATCGACACCCACGGTCGTGCCGGTCGGGACCGTGCCCGTCGCCGTTTCGTAGTGCCGCTCGTTCGCCTGCATCTGCGCCGAGGCCAGCGTGCCGATCAGGCCGCTGTCAGCGCCGTGCATCGACGCGTTCGCGTACGTGTTGGTGTTCTGGATGCCAGCCAACGAGTTGTTGAATGCGTCCGCACCTTGCCCCGACGTAGCGCCTTGGTTGTTCGGCCCCATGACCGCGCCCAAGATATTGCCGATCGCACGACCGCGCGTGGCGCGGTCGAAAATGTCGCTGCCGCCGTTGATGTAATCAATCGCGTCGCGCATGAAGCCGTGCGCGCGCTGTGCCTGTGCGTCGAAGCCGGCGCTGATCGCAGCTTGCGGGTCGCGAATGCCTGCGGGCATCGCACCGCCCATAGCGACAGATGCGGCCGGGAGCGGGTTCGCCAGACGATCAGCCAGTGCCGGGGAGGGCTGGCCACCATCCGCGCCGACGCCCGCGCGCGCGAGGCGTTCAGGCGTGTACTGCGGCGCGGCGGGCGCGGCGGCAGCGGCCGGGGCCGGCTTTGCAGCGGCGGGCGCGGCGGCGGTAGCGGGCGCAGGCGCGGCGGCTTGCGCGGCCTTCGCCTCCGACGCGTTGAGGCGATCCGAGTACGGCGTGAGGCTCGACGAGCTACCACCGAACGCTTCCTCGGGGATGTACGGAATGCCCGCGCCGAACGCATTGGGCACGCGCAGCATTGTGTTGCCGACACCCATCACCGCGCGCGCCGGCATCGCGATCAAGTCCGCAGCTGCGGCACCCATATGCGCGACACCGCTAGCCATCGGGTTCACCACGTTGCCCATGATCGCGGCGCGGTCGCTCGCGGACTGCGCGGCGGCGGCCGGCGACTGCGGCGGGAGCAGCGAGGGTGCGGACTGCGCGGCAGCGTAATACGCCTTGTCCGCAGGCGTCGCGACGTTCGTCGGGCCGAAAGCGGGCGCGGCGGACGGAGCCGGGCCAACGGCCGGGGCAGGAGCCGGAGCCGGGGCGGCGGGAGCCGGAGCGGGAGCGGGCGGAATGCCGCCGACACCACCGAACGAGTTGGGGGCCACGCCCGCGTCGCGCGGCAGCTGCATGTTCCGCAGCATCATCGTCATGTTCGGGTCGACGGCCGGCGCGACGAACGGCGGCCGGGCCGGACCGGGGGCGGGAGTAGGCGAGAACGCCTGCGGCGCGAGCGCGCTCGCGCCAGTCGGCAACATGTGCGGAACGCCCGAGGCGTCGGGGTACATGGGCAGGTTCTGATTAGCCATGTCGGTGTCCTTAATTCGAATAGTTGTGGTTCGTCACGTCGGCGGTCGAGTTGCTGCTGCTCGTGCTGTCCACCGTGCTGCTGCTGGTGCTCGTGCTGTCGACCGTGCTCGTGCTCTTGCTCGTCGAATTCGACGTGCTGTTCGAAGTCACGTTGCTCACCGAGTCGTTGAACGAGTTGCTGACGTTGAAGCCCACGCCGTAGCTCGTGTGATCGCCGATCTGACCGGAGAGGTTCACCGACGAGAGCGAGGACGCGGCCAGCTGCGCGGCCACCTGTGCGCCGCCCTTGACGGACTCGATCAGATAGTTGATCTGCTGCAGCAGCGTCTGCACGTTCGCCTTCGCCGCCTCGATCCGCACATCGGCGGTCGCCTTGGAAATGTCGGTGTCCGCGCGCATCACGGCCACTTCACTGTCGATGCGGGACTGCTCGCCGCGCACCTGCGCGCTGAACACATCCGTGTTCGCCGAGTACGCTTTCACGAGCGCGCCAATGCGCTCCGTCTCCGCGCTGACCGACGTGCGGTACGCATCGGTCAACGACTTGAACACGTCGAGCGGCACCTCTTGCCCGACCTTGATCTCGATGTTCTTCTGCGCGACCAGCGCATCCACCGCCGTCTTGAACCCGTTCACGCGCTGCCCGTAGGCGCTCGCCTGAATGTTGTAGATGTCGGCCTTCGACACCTCGGCCTTGACGCGCGTCGCGTACATGTCGTACTCGGCGGCCTTGGCGCGCACGGTCTCGGCGTAGGCTCCGACCATGGCCGAATAGCCCTCGATCGCCGTCTTGTTGACGGTCGCCTCGGTGTTCGCCGCCTCGACGCGCGCACGGAACATGTCGACCAGCGACTGCGCGGCGGTGATGCGCGCGCGGTATGTGTCAACCGCTTGCATGTTGAGGTCGCCGATCAGCTTCTGGCCTTCCAACTCGGCCTTGTAGACATCGAGCTTAGACAGTTCGGCCTGCAGCGAAGCCTTGAACGCCTCGACGCGCGCGGCGAACGCCTGAATGTCGGCGCTGTAACGCGCGACGGTCTCGCGATAGATGTCGATGCCGATCTGCTGCACGTACTTCGCGGTCTCGAACGAGCGCTGGGCGATCTGGCTGTTGTAGTTGATCAGCCCTTCCTCGACCTTCCATGCGGTGTCGAAAGCGTACTTGCGGTTGCTCTGCTCCAGATCGGCCTGCTTCACCATCACGTCGCGCGACTGATCCACCAGCGTCGATTGCGAGTCCTGCAGGCCCTGCGCGATCTCAAGCGCGAGCGCGCCCGGCGGCTTCGTGAAGCCGAGCCGCGCGAAACTGCGCATTGCCTCGGCCACCTTGCGGCCCGATGCCGTGATCTCGCGGTCGCGGCCACGATTCCAGATCGCCGCCTCCACGTCGGGGGAGAGACCCGTCGACGCGCCATTCACCCACGCGTTGAGCGTTGAGCGAAGGTCGGTCAGCAGGCCGGACGTGTACGCCTGCTCGCTGAAACTGAAAATGTAATCGGGCGCGAGCGGCGAGTCCGGCGTGACAGCGGTGAAAGTGGGCAGCGCGAGCAGCGGCGCGGCCGGCACCGAGATACCCATGAGGCTCGGCACATCCGGCAGCACGATGTCCGGCGCGTCCGGCACCACCACGCCGTTGAGCGTCGGCGCGACCGGCGCGTTAGCGTTGAGCGCATCCGGCACCGCGAACGAGAGGTCGATCGGCACCATCTGGTCGGTGAACTCGGGCGCGTTGCCCGGCGTGATCCCCGTGACCGCCGTGAGGGTCGGCGTGGCCGGCGCGGCCGGCAGATTCATCGTGAGGTCGCCGGGCGCGGTGGGCGCAACCGGCATGATGAACTGATCCACCTGCGCACCCACGGCCGGGAGCGTCCCGTCCACCGTGGGCAGCTGGCCCAGCTGCGCCGCCGCAACTTCGAGTTGCTGCAGAAAGCCGAGCGCTTCAGTAAATGCGGTGCCCGCGTACTGTTGCGCGTTGGCGAAACCCTGTGTGACTAGCGCGGACGCGCCATTTGACGGCGGGGCCGGGATAGCAAGCTCGTCGCTCATTCATCGGACTCCTAAAGGATACCGAATGATACGCGAGCCGGGGATAACGTCACAGACTTACTTGCAATTGCGGAATGTCGTAGCGGCCGATCTGCCACTGGAACGGGTCGATCGAGCCGTCCACCGCGCAGTCGACATCGCCGATCGGCATCGACGGGTTCCCGTTGGCCGGCGAGTACATGCCGACGCGCCCGAGTTGCGCACGCCACGCGGGGGTATGCTGCCCAGTCCAGTAGTGCGCCGCCATGCCGCGCGGCCCCGCCGGGTTGAGCGGGTTGGTGTTGCCCCCCGTGGCGTACTGCATGAAAATCGGGCTGCCCATGGTGCCGCGCGTGCCGTCCCACGGCAGCGCGTAGGTGATCAGGATCGAGCCGTTGATGAACTGCTGCGGGTAGAACATCGACGAGTCTTTCGTCGGCGGCTGACTGAATTCGAGCTTGAACGGGGAGACCGCCGCCCCGGTCGACGGGATCGTGCCGTTGTAAATCCACGCGCCGCTCGCGTCGTTCAGGACGATCGCCACGGCATCGGTCACGAGGTCGTGCAGCACAGAGCGCGGCGTACCGCCGAACACGAGCGGCGTCCATGAGCCGTTCTGAAGGACGAAACCGCCCGTCGCGGTGATCGCGTACGCCAAGCCCTTGCGCGTTACCACGACATCGAGCGTGCCGGTCGGCGGGGTAGGCGGCCCGCTGCCGCCGATCGTTACGGGGTACGGCACGCCGTCAATCCCCAAGATCGCGTCACCCGCCGGGGTGATCGTCGCCCACTGATCGAAACGGTTGGTTGTCGCGAACCGACCGAACCGCGTGTCCAGCACCCCGGTCGATGACGCGATGCCCAGCCCCTTCCACACGATCGACTTCGAGACCGTGCTCCAGACGAACGCGTAGCCGGTCATCTGCGGCGCGGCGGTCGGGTCCGCGCTCCAGCCCACACCGCCGTCGCCATATGCCTGCCCGCCCTGAAACATCACCGCGATCAGGCCCGAAGTGGAGGGCTGCGAGAGCGGCCATTGCTGCCAGTACCGGCTCGTGCCGATGTTGCCGTACATCGCCGTGTTGGAGCCATCGCCCGACGGGGCGTAGCGAATCCCGTCGCCAGCGGTGCCCAGCCAACCGTTACCGAAATAATACGAGCAGTCGCCCCATAGGTACGCGTTCGAATAATTGTTCGCGATCGTCACGAGCGCATCCTCGGACATCGTGGCGGTCGCCCCATTCTTCGTGATCTGGATGAGGCTGCGGTGCGGCATGTTGACCGTTGGGCGGCTCGACGCGAACGAGGGCAGGCCATACGTGCTCGAATAGCGCGGATCGCTGGCCGTCCACACGTTCATGAAAAACGAGTCGGTCACATAGTCGTATGTGAGTTGGCCGCCCCAGTCCGGTTGCGCGACGAGCGTGCGCGACGTTTCCGTGAGCGTCTTGTCGAGCGCCACCAGCTGACTCTGATTGTTGACGGTGCCGGGCTGATAGCGCCCGAACGTCTGGTCGACGAACGGGGCGGCATAGGCGAGGTACGTGACCTTGGTCGTCTTGTCCATGACCGCGCCGAGCAGCACGCCCGTGCGGTAGATCGGCGAGTAATACTCGGTCGTGCCGGGCGTCGTGGTCTGCACCGGCACCTCGTAGTCGAATGTGATCTCCACGTCCGGGATCACCGGCTGCTCGATCTCGACATCCGGGGTGGTTTCTGTGCTGGCGGGGGTCGCCGGGGGCGCGATCCTGATCGTGTCCTGCCCCATGATCGACGAGACCGTGATCACCGCGCCATCAGGCAGCGCCGTGGTCTGCGTCAGCTGCGAGAGGCCCCCGCGTTCCATGCGGTTCTTGAGCACGCCGAGCAGCGTGCGGGCCTGCCCCACATACGGAGCGGCGGCCTCGTTGTCCTCTCCGAAGTCCTTGCGGACCTCGCCGAACTCACGCATCCCATCCCCCGACACGGCGGCGCAGCGTGGTCGGCTTCAGTTCGATGGTGTTGATGTCGAAGTCCGCGCCGTCGCGGTTGCGGACCTCAAACTGCCAGTAGCGCGCGCTCAAGCCCTTGCCCAGCTGCACGCGGTTGCCGTGCAAGTTGCTCGTGCCGTTGCCGCGCAGCAGATAGTCGCGCTGATCCGTCTCATCGGTCAACACGCGCAGCACCAGATCGCCGTCCGAGCGATACCCGACGTAGACGCGATCGACGCGCTTGAGGTGCGACGAGCCGAAGTCGGAGATTCCCACGCGCGCATACGCGTCGATCATCGCGCCGTTATCGGTCGCGCCCGAGAGAGCAAAAAGGCCATCCGCGCACGCGCCGATCGTCACGCCGTTGAATTGCGCGAAGCTCGTGAACGGGAAGTTGTCGTACCGCGTGAGCGCCATCGTCTCGGTGTGCATCGCGAAGGTCTGCGGCGCGCCGGCCGAGACGCGCCCGGTCATGACCAGATGCAGCGCCGGCAGCGTCAGCTGCGCGACACCCACCGTTTCGCCGAAGCCTTCCGCCGCGAGACGCATCACCGGCAGCGCGAGCGAGACGCTGCCGATCGAGCCGGTGCGGCCCTCGACGGCGAGCGCGAGACGCCGGAGCGTGAGCGCGACGCCGGCCGCTTGGCCCGCGATACCCGTGATCGAGATTACGCGCGGGCGCAGCTGCAGCGCCACACCGCCGATCACCGACTGGCTCGCCGTGCTCGCTAGGCGCAGCGAAGGCAGGCGCAGCGACACCGACCCGATGACGCCTGTCGCGCCACTCGTTGACAGAGAAAGCGACGGCAGCGCGAGGCTCACGCCCGAGGCCGGGCGCATCACCAGCTGCGGCACCGGCAGCGTCAGGCGCACCGCGCCGTTCGCGCCGATCAGCCCGGTCGCTTGCAGTTTCAGCGACGGCAGGCGCATGCCCACCGCCGCCGATGTCCCGCCGCCCGCGATCGAGAGCTTGAACGTGGGCAGGGTGAGGGACACGCTGATCGACGCACCCACCGTTCCCGCGATGCCCATCTGCGGCACCGGCAGCGTCAGCACAACTCCCGCTTGCACGGGCGCGCCGACCGACCGCAGTACGGTGCGCGCTTTGTTGCCGGACAGGAAAGTGGTTACGTCGGCCATGCGTTACCCCCCGATTACTGCGCCGGAACCGTCATCTGCCACGTCGGCAGGGTGGTCGTTGCGCCCTGCGCGAACTGCGTCGAGTTCAGGTTCATTTCTGCGCCGCTCGTCGCGATCGCGCCGTCGATGCGCAACAGCTGGCCCGCCGAGTCCAGCGTGTTGTTGTCGAGCACCGCGCCGTGTTGACGGAACCAGCCCGCCACGCCGCCCGCGATGTTCAGACCGCTCCACGTTTGCGTCGAGAGCTTCGTGAGCACACCCGCCACGCTGTTGTCGAACAGCAGGCCGTTGGACGGTGCCGAGCCGTTGGCCATGGCGGCGGCCGAGGTCGTGATGCTGCCCGTCGTCACGGGGACGATCGAGAAGCCGTTCGCGCCTGCGGCCACGCCCAAGCCCGCGTAGATCGTGATGACGTTGCTGCTCGCGATCGCGGTATAGTCCGGCGAACTCTTGTAGCGGTTGATCTGTGCGGCCACATCGGCGGCCGTCTGCGCGAGCGTGCCGTTGAAGGGCACCGACGCGCCGAGGCAGTCCACGCCGTTGATCGTCAACGAGTTGACCGCGCCGGCCGAGCCGCCCGTGAGCGTCACCGAGCCAGTCGCCTGCACCTCGTTGACGATACCCTGCGAGTTGTTCGTGATACGGCACAGCAGCGTGCCAGTCGCCGCGGCGTCGGCCGAGGCCGGCTGCGCGCCCGTGTAGATTTCGATCAAGCCGTTGCGCAGCGCACCGTCGATGCTGCCTTGCTTGGCGAGGTAGTTGATCATGCCGGTCGAGTAGCGTGCGGTCATGGTTTGGACTCCTTAATAATTGGTCGCAATAAAACGGTTCGGGCCGGGCATAAAGACTGCCGCGCCTTGGCCGCTCGCTGAAAACGTGTACTTCGAACGCGTGAGATTGCGGATCGACAGGTCCGGCATGCCGACGCAGATGCCTTGCTGCGAGAGCCACATCGGCAACTCGCGCGCGCCCGCGCTGTCGTCGCCAAACAGGGAGCCGTCCACCATGTCGATCGCACCGGGGATCGCCCCGTATGGCACCTTCGGCACGTACTGGAACTCGCTGGGGTCGCTGCCCACGAGCAGGCCGCAGCTGCGGTCGGTGCCGACGAAAAAGCCGCTGTTCGCGCCCTTGTCGTAAAGCTCTTTCTCGACCATCGGCGCGAGCATCGTGATCCGGCCGTCCAGCTGGATGTACTCGCGCATGTCGAACAGTTCCGGCGCGAACGGCTGCGAGGGGTAGAGCGTGTCGCCCACCGCCACGTACGCACGGCCGCGATAGAACGTCACCAGCTGCCCGCGCGGGCAAGGTGAGAGGAATTGTGTCGCGAGCGGGAGCGAAAGCTCGCTCGTGTCGTTGCCGTACGTCCAGAACTGCACCCCGACCGGCACGAGGCCCGCGAGATACAACGCCGTTCCGTTGGCCGTCGTCAGGTAGATCGCCTGCGTCACCACGTCATGATCGACGGCGTACGGCAGCGTGAAGGTGAGGCCGCCTGCCGCCGGCACCTCGACCACGCCCGCGAGCGGCTGCGCGCCGGACTCTTGCCCATCAGCGCGCATTTGCGTCACAACGAATTGATAGGAACCGGCGGGCATGCGGCCCGGCCCGACCGAGACGTACGGCAACGTCGGCACCGGCAGGCCCCACGAGCGCGACGCGCCGTTCTCGACCACACCGGTATCGATGCCGTTGTTGAAGTACACGCGGTCGTTCACGCGCACGTACGACACGGGCGAGTCGCCATCGTAGAGCGCGGCGATCGGCGTCGCGCTCATGTCGGCGTTCAGCTGCTGCAGCTGGCCATTGGCCACGAACAGGCACATCGAGCCTTGCGGATCGGCCCACACGGAATGCGCGGCACCTGCGCGCACTTGCGTGTAGCCGTCACGGCGCGCGAGGCGGCCCGTCTTGTCCAGATCGACGTTCACCGCCGAGGCGAGATCGGAGACCGTGAAGCGTTCGGGCGTGACCTCGTTACGCAGTCCGCTAAACGACTGATAGGCGACTACATCTTGGTCGCGCTGCGGGGCTTGGTTGTCGGGCATATCCCCTCATCGCGTCCACGAGAAACCATTCGCGCCGTACGCGATGGAGGTGCCGACGAACATCTTGCGCTTCGCTTCGCGCTTGGCTTGCGTCACCGCATCCTCGAACGCGGCCTTGTGCTGATCGGCCGAAGTCGGCGCGCCTGCATCAGCGTCGTACGTGCGTTGCGCGCGGTACGCGGCCCACTCCAGCACGTCCAGCTGATAGTCCTCGGGCAGTTCCGACTCGCGATCGAGGCAGTCGCGGCCATAGCCCGTCATGGGCAGGCGCACGACGCGCAGCGGGACGATCTGCCCGTCCTCGTTGTCCGAGGGGATCGGATAGACGTTGAACGTGACGCGCGTCTGCCGCGCATACACCAGCGTCTCGTCCGTGAAGTAGGCGAGCGGCGCGCCCGGCGGCAGCATCGAGCTATACGGGTTCAGCGGATCGAAGAACGTGACCTCGACCGGCGCGGCTTGCGTGACGAGCGCGTGGCCCGAGCGCTGCAGATCGTAGGGCGTTTTCGAGATCGGATCGGTGTACTGCGCAGACAGCACCCCGATTACCGAAGGGTGCAGCGCGTATTCTTGAACCCCGGACTTCAGGCGCACCTGCGTCGCTTGCGGCGTCGTCGAATCCCGCAGGATCAACGACTGGCGCGCGAAGCGGCGTTCGGCGTCCTTGATGTAAAGGAGCAACGTCTCATCCGACCACAACGAATCGCTATCGCCCGCGATCAAGTCGCTGCGATCCCGCAATACGTTGAAGCGAAGTTCGTTCAGTTGCTCCCCGAGATTCATTTACGCTCCGCGCCGGTTGGTGATAACGCGGTACGGGAAGCGCAGACGATCGCGATAGCCGATGACCGTGTTCATGTTGTCGGTGATCGGCACGGACTTGACGGC